CTAGACAGACAAATTACACCAAATTTAAAGATATGGCCTGCACCTGAAAACAGCACAGACGTTATACGATATGATGCGCTCACAAGAATACAAGATGCAGATGCTCCTGTTAATACTTTAGAAATACCTTTTAGGTTTTATCCATGTTTGACGGCTGGTTTAGCTTATTATTTATCTATGAAAAAAAATCCACAACTTACACAAATGTTAAAGGTTGTGTATGAAGAAGAGTTTGAAAGAGCAATGGGTGAGGACAGAGATAGATCCAGCTTTACGGTTACACCAGAATATCAGTATTTTAGGAGTAATTGATGGGTAGGTTTGCTACAGGTAAATTTGCAAAAGGCATATCAGATAGGTCTGGTATGGAATATAGACTTAGAGAAATGAAACTTGAATGGAATGGATCATTAGTTGGTCCAGATGAATTTGAGAGAAAACACCCTCAGCTTGGTCCTTTTAATGTGCCTGTCGATGGACAAGCTGTAAGAAATGCAAGACCTGCAAGAACAGAGAACCCTGTTGAAAGACTTCTAAAACCAAATGCTTTTTTATCAGGATCTTCTGGATCAGCTGTAATAACAGTTACAGAAGCTAGTCATGGTAGAAGCACAAGTGATACTGTAAGGTTTAAGAAGGCAAAAGGTTTTGACGGATTTACTTCAGATGTTTTGAATAAAAATGACGGTTACTCAATAACAGTTGCTACCACAGATACATATACTTTTTCTGCATCAAGTGGTACAGCTACAACAGGAGGCGTGTCTGGAGGTGGCAATGATGCTACAGCTGGACCCGTTACGGTGACACCATGAGCTTTACACTTGCTACCTTAAAAACAGCTATACAAGACTATACAGACAATAATGAAACTGTATTTGTTAATAACTTGAATAACTTTATAAAAGCAGCAGAAGAAAAAATATTTAAAAGCGTAGATCTTGACCTTTTTAGAAAGAATGTGACGAGTGCATTTACATCGTCTGATGCTTTTTTATCAGTGCCCAGTGATTATCTGGCATCCTTTTCTTTACAAATAACCACAGCAGGTTCAGAAAGTTTTTTACTACAAAAAGATGTAAATTATTTAAGAGAGTATACACCAGCTGCTTCAACAACTGGATTACCAAAATATTATGCTAGGTTTGATACAGATAATTTTATTGTAGCCCCTACACCAAACAGTAATTATGCTATTGAGCTTCATTATTATTACCGTCCGACTAGTTTGACGGCTGGATCTGATAGTGGTACTACTTGGATAAGTAATAACGCGCCTTTTGCTTTACTTTACGGATGTCTTGTAGAGGCTTATACTTTTATGAAAGGTGAACAAGATGTAGTACAAAACTACAATAATTTGTATCTACAGTACATGGAGCGACTAAAAGATCTAGGAGAGGCTAGAGAGAATACAGATGGGTATAGAGTTGGTCTACCGTCAAGGCCGCGAACATAGGAGTAAAAAATGGCAACAGCAAACGCAGCAACCAATTATTTAGAAAGACGATTATTACATTTTATATTTAAAAATAATTCCCTTAGTTTTTCTAGTCCGGGAGACAGTATTTATGTAGGGCTTGCAACCGCAGTAAGCGCAGCAGAAACTGGCTCTTTAACAGAAGCAACCTTTACAAACTATGCAAGACAGCAAGTAGGTGCTTCCAGTTGGACAACTATAGGATCTGATTCTACAGACACACAGACAGCAATAAACGCATCTAATATTGAGTTTCCAGCCTCTGGCGGAACAAACAATACAATAACACATGTATTTATCGCAGACGCAGCTAGTAGTGGTAACATATTATTTGTTGGTGCATTAGATGCAAGTAAAGCGATAGCAAGTGGTGATATATTTAGAATTAATGCAGGTAACTTAACAATAGAGCTAAAATAATGGCATTAGTATTAAACGACAGAGTAAAAGAAACTACAACCACAACTGGTACTGGCACATTTACTTTAGCTGGTGCAGTCACAGGGTTTGAAACTTTTGGTGCTGGTGTTGGTAATTCTAATACAACATACTATGCGGTTACTCTTCCGGGATCAGCAGAGTTTGAAGTTGGTTTAGGAACACTTAATAGTGACTCTTCAACACTAGCCAGAACAACAGTTATAAGCAGTTCAAATAGTGATAATGCAGTTAACTTTAGTTCTGGTACAAAAACAATATTTTGTACAATACCTGCATCTAAGTCAGTGTTTTTAGATGCCAATGGCAGTACACCGGGTGATTTATCTATCGGAGATGACTTAACAGTTTTAGGTGGTGTAATAGATTTTAAATCTAATAGTGGATCACCAGCATCTTTAAGAATGTATTGTGAGGTTTCAAATGCTCATTATCAAACATTACAACCACAACCACACTCTGCGGCTGCAGCAAACACATTAAGGTTACCTGATAGTGGAGATAGTGGCACTCAAGATTTGGTTGCTGTAGATATTACACAAACATTAACAAATAAAACTTTAACCACTCCTACAATTAACGGTGCGACCCTTGGGTCTGCTAATATAGCTACAGCAAGTAATGGCGACATTAATCTTGCACCTAATGGAACTGGTAAAGTAGTTATCAAAGGTAATACTAATCAAGGTAAAATAGTATTAAATTGTGAAGCAAATAGTCATGGTCAAACTATTATAGCGGCACCACATTCGGAGAGTGCAAACAATGTTCTTACATTACCAAGCACTGGTGGTGATGCCAGACTAGTATCAACATCATCAACAGCTACTCTTACAAACAAAACGCTAACATCACCAAAGATTAATGAAGATGTAGCAGTAACATCAACTGCAACAGAAATAAATATACTTGATGGCGTAACTGCAACTACAGCAGAAATAAACTATAATGATACAGGAGCGGCAGTAGGAACAGTTGTGGCAAGCAAAGTTGTTACTGTAGATGCAAACAAAGATGTATCGTCTTTTAGAAATATTACATTAACAGGTGAGCTTGATGCAGGGTCGCTAGATATATCTGGAGATGCAGATATAGATGGCACATTAGAAGCAGATGCAATGACCCTGAATGGTACAGCAATAACAACAACTGCCACATTATCAACTGGTATATCTAATGGTAATGTATTAGTTGCAACAAGTGGTATAGCAGATAATGATTTTTTAAGAGTTGATGGTACAAGTATAGAAGGCAGAAGTGCCTCTGAAGTATTGTCTGATTTAGGTGCAACAACTGCTTCGGCAGCAGCAGATGAGGCTACAGCTTTAGCAATAGCGTTAGGATAATAACATGGCAAATACATTCAAAGTAATTACAAGAGATGTTGCTCCAGCCACTGCTGGAGTGCCAGAAACTCTTTATACAGTTCAAACTGGTAGCACAATTATTGTATTAGGATTGACACTGGCTAATGTACATACAGCACAAGTTACTGGAACAGTGCAACTTGTAAGTACAACAACACAGACATCTCAAACACAAAATACCACGGCTCACATAGTGAAGGACATACCAGTGCCAGTTGGGTCATCAGTAGAGATCATGTCGGGAAATAAGATAGTTTTGAATGTAGGAGATATAGTAAAGATAGATTGTTCTGTTGCAGATAAACTATCAGTGACCATGAGTTACATGGAGATCACATAATGCCCTATCTAGGTAATACAGCAGGTAATAGGTTTGTAGCAAGTAAAGCAGCCACACAGTTCTCTGGTGATGGTTCTACAACTGAATTTACACTAGAACACTCAGTAGGGTCTGATGAAGACATACTTGTATCTGTGGATGGCGTTATACAAGAGCCTTCTGTAGCATACGCAGTAAGCAATGGAACTACACTTACATTTACTGCTGCACCATCAAATAACTCTGGTAACAACATCTTTGTGTATTATTTGTTTAGAACAGTGGGTACAGTAAGTCATCCAAATAATGGTGCGTTAAGTGCATCAACAGGTACGTTTACTGGTGATGTAACTGTAGATACAGATACATTAAAAGTAGATACTGCCAATGACAGTGTTGGAATTAATACTGCTACCCCTAGTGGATATTATGCCACAGACTTAGTCGTAGGAGCAGGAGATAATGGTGGAGTTACCATAGCAAACACAAACACCACTCATGCAAGTGGTATATTTTTTGCTGATGGCACTGGAACTTCTGCTTATAGAGGTCAAATGGTTTATGACCACAATGATGATTCATTTGGTATATGGACTGCCGCAACTAATGCTATGAAAATTGACTCTAGTGGTCGCATGACTAAACCACTTCAACCTCATTTTCAAGTTAGAAGTAGTGCTGGAAACCAAACTAATACATGGGAGGCTGGGCAAGTTATAAAATTTCAAACAGTAGGTGTAAATCAAGGTAGTCATTACAGCACTACTACTGGTAGATTTACTGCCCCAGTAGCTGGATTTTATCAATTTAATTTTGTTGGTTTTGGATATGTACAAGCGACAGGTGCTGTAGGTACTACTACTGCATCAGTAAACCTTAATGTAAATGGATCAAATTATATAATGGTTGCGTATGAAAATAATGCAAATGGTAATACTTATCCACATCTTTCTGGTTCTTCTGCTATTTATCTTAATGCAAATGATTACGCTCAAATTTATGTGCAAAGTGGGGGAGTGTATGCAGATACCTCAAATCTTTATACGGCTTTTTCAGGGTTTTTAGTAGCTTAATTAGGAGAAAAATGAATGGCAGATATTACAATTAAATTAACAGACACTCAAAAAAAATGTCTAGAGTATTCAGCTTATTCAGTTCAAGATTGGTGTGATAATGCAATACACAATCGAGCTAGAGTAGCTCAAGAAGAAATTATTGCAAAATTAGTTGCACATTGTAATGAAAATTCTATTGCATTAGCTGTTGGTACTGATGCACAAGTAACACAAGCATACACTTTAAAAGTTGTGGATACTGCAAAAAATGTTGAAGATAATAGATCTAAAGGTATCGGAGAGTAAATAATGGCATTAACAAAAGTACAAGCAGAGGGAATAAACTTAGCAGATACATTTGCTTTTACTGGAACTGTAAGTGGTACACCTGAAACAAGAGTTTTGATAAAAACCATTACACCATCAAATGCAGCTTCCGTTGAGTTTATTGATGGTTCAAGTGGTGTTGTTTTTGACAATACTTATAAGAG